AATAAAGGAGATTGAATATGATTGACAACGTATCACAAGCAACACTAGATGTTATTGAAGCTATAAAGAAACAAAACGTAGTACAGTTTAAGTATGGGAGTCATGACGGAATTAGGACAATCAAACCTGAAAGTTTTTATGGCGACTTCAATGGGTTTCAAGGAATAGATGTTAATACTGCAGGTGAGTTTAGAAAATTTAGTTTTGACAGAGTAACATCGTGGGTAGGAATTCCTATAACTTATAAAGTCTTTGTAGAGTTAGAGATTCTTGGTTATCCTACTGATGATGATGTTAGAGACTACCTTGAACCTATAGCAGATGGAATGGACCCATTAGTATATACACTTAAACCTGTAGTAGACTAATGACAGAGTATGACATTCACAAATTATTTGCAGAGCAGGTCACAAAAGATACTGTGACTTCTCTTCATGCAAATGGAGGAGTACTTGAGGTTAGGTACGCGGATGGAACGATGGAAGTCTATGCTAAAAGAAGATGGAGAAAGAAATTAAAATTAATTCAGAAAAGAATTTGACTTTTGTAATAGACCTGTGTTATAATAAAGGTATATATGAAAGTATTAATTAAAGAACAATATTTAAGGGAAGATAGAATGCCCTTGAACTATACTGCTAACAACGTAGCCCTCACTATACACCCTAAAGTTAGTTGGTATGTCATTCAGTATGGCTCTAGTTTGAGGTCTAGGAGTTCACTTAAAACCTCACAGTTTAAACAGCTTCAATATTAATAATAAAAAAAGGAGAAAATATATGGCAATACTTGAAGGACTATGTGAATGGGCGGCGATCAAAAATCCGAACGTCACCTTTACACCTGAATATCAGATCACTATGATCTTAGACGAAAAGACTGCGGATGATTTTGCGAATCGTGGTTTTAGAGTTAAAGATGTGGATGGTGTTAAAAAGATTATGTTCAAAAGAAAAGTTGAACGTAAGGATGGTACTCCTAATGCAGTACCTAAACTATTGGACTCTAATAAAAATCCACTAGACATATCTGTCGGGAATGGATCGAAGGTTAGAGTACAATATAGAGAGTGGGAAACATCTAATCAGTTTGGAGACTTCAAAGGACTTGATCTTCAAGCGGTGCAGGTGTTAGACCTTGTAGAGTACACGGGTTCTGATGGTAGCGAATTAGAATCTATTGATGATGATTTGGAGTTTTAATCATGACAGAAGAAGATATAAAACCCTTTATAACTATTGATGATGTACAGATTAATGTGGAGGACTTGCCTGAAGAAGGACAAGGAATCTTCGGTAGACTGCAACGATTGAATCAGAAGAAAGCAAACCTAACCTTGGACTTGGAAGAGCTTCAAGCAGGTATAAACTTTTTCTCTAATAAGATTGTTGAGATTGTTAATGGAGAAGGTCAACGCAAAGCAGATGCAGTTGTAGATGCTGATGTAGTTGAAGAAGAACTATCGGAGTCTAACGACTCAGACTAGTGTGCCTAACAAGTTGCTAGACCTTGTAAAAACTAGCACAGTATAGTTGGGAGTGAGTCGTTGTAAAATCCTGTCGGACTTAAGAGAGGTTAAGGCTAAAAGTAAATGAGAACTAAACCACCATGCACTAACTATACACTTTTTAATAACGTGAGGAAATCAATATGGCTTTTGCAGAATATAAATTACCATGCCCTGAGTGTGGTGGAAGCGACCCCGTAGCAAAGAATACAGATGGTTCAGCTAAATGTTTTAGTTGTGACACCTACTTTCTTAACTATGATGAGGCAACGAAAGGCAAGCAAATGACAGAGAAGAAAGAAGCAGTTAATCCGATAGTCAATCCGCATGGAGCAGACTATTCGGCTTTAACAGACCGCAGAATATCTGAGGCAACTGCTAAAAAATATGGAGTTAAGTGTGTGCTTAGTTCTAATGGGGAGATAGTTCAACACTTGTATCCTTATTATAACAAGCATGAATTGTCTGCGACTAAAGTAAGATACGTCCGAGATAAAAACTTCTCGGTCATGGGTAGCTTTAATGGAACAGGTTTATTTGGTGAACAACTATTTCAGAAAGCTAAGTACGTAACCATTACCGAAGGTGAGTGCGATGCAATGGCTTGCTATGAATTAATGGGTAGTAAGTGGGCATCAGTGTCTATTAAACGTGGCTCAAGTGGAGCAGTCAAAGACATTAAAGAAAGCTTAGAGTTCTTAGAAAGCTTTGAGAATGTTGTCATATGTTTTGATAGCGACAAGCAAGGACAGGAAGCTGCAAAGAAAGTAGCAATGCTATTCCAACCGAGTAAAGCTAAAGTAATGAAGCTACCGGAAGGATATAAAGATGCTAATGATATGCTTCGACAGAACAAACACAAAGAGTTTGTTGAAGCGTGGTGGAGTGCAAAAACTTACACACCTAGTGGAGTCATTAATGTATCAGAAGCTAGAGAAGACTTCTTTAATAGAGAACAAAAAGAAAGTGTTCCTTATCCTTGGAAAGGTTTGAATGATAAACTTTATGGATTAAGGCAAGGCGAGTTACTAACTCTTACAGGTGGTACAGGTCTTGGTAAGTCTAGTGTGACTAGAGAACTAGAGCATTGGTTAATCAAAGAAACTACAGGCAACGTAGGAATCATTGCTCTTGAGGAAGATTGGAGAAGAACTGTTGATGGTATCTTATCTATAGAAGCTAACGCTAGATTATATATAGATCAAGAACGAGAACAGTTTAGTCCACAAGAGATTGATAAGTTCTTTGATATCTTATATGATGGAGAGAATAAGAACAGAGTTTGGGTTCATGCTCACTTCGGAACAAATAGTATTGACGAAATCTTTAATAAGATTCGTTTCATGATCATTGCCTGTGACTGTAAATGGATTGTTGTAGATCACTTACATATGTTAGTGTCTGCATTATCCGAAGGTGATGAACGGAGATCTATTGACAACATCATGACTAGACTAAGAAGTATAGTTGAAGAAACAAACGTGGGTATGATATTAGTATCTCACTTACGTAGAGTTGATGGTAACAAAGGACACGAGAACGGAGTGGAGGTAAGTCTATCTCATCTTAGAGGTTCACAAAGCATAGCACAGTTAAGCGATTGTGTGATTGCACTTGAAAGGAATCAACAGTCAGATGATATGGAAGAATCTAATACAACTCGGATGCGAGTCTTGAAGTCTAGATATACTGGTGATGTAGGACTAGCAAGTCACTTGCTTTATGACAGAGAAACTGGTAGACTAAGAGAAGTTCCTAAAGATCAATTTGAAGATGATGATAATGAACTCTTGGAGTTATAGATATGGATTTAGTATTTGACATAGAGACAGACGATCTTAAAGCTACAAAGATACATTGTATTGTAGCACAAGACGTTGACTCAGGGGAGACTTACAAGTTTCCACCTGATAAGTTACAAGAAGGTTATGATCTATTAGAGAAAGCCGACAAGCTAATCGGTCACAACATTATAGGTTTTGATATACCTATGGTTGAGAAGTTTAGTAAGGTTAAGCTTAAACATAAGCCGGTTGTAGATACACTTGTCATGTCAAGACTATTCAATCCAGTACGAGAAGGTGGACATAGTTTAGAGAAGTGGGGGTTTCGTTTAGGCTTTAAGAAGATAGAGTTTGAAGATTACTTAAACTATTCTAAAGATATGTTAGACTATTGTGTCAGGGATGTACATCTTAACACAGTTCTATTCAAGCACTTAAAAAAAGAAGGATCAGGTTTTACTAAAGACTGTGTTGCACTTGAGCAAAATGTTGCAGATATAATTAAGAAACAAGAGGACACAGGGTTTCAATTTGATTTACAAAAAGCTGAATTACTTTTGGCTGATCTTAGGGAGAAGATGCAACGAGCAGAGGATGAAGTTCATAAAGAATTTAAACCTAAGTTAGTTGACATTAGACAAGTCACACCTAAACTTAAGCAGAATGGAAGCTTATCTAAGTCAGGACTAACTCCGGAAGAGTATGAAGAAAGATTACCTACTAATAACATAGAACCTTTTATGCGTAGGAAACTTCAAGACTTTAATCTTGGTTCACGTAAACAAGTTGGTGAGTACTTGATAGAGTTTGGTTGGAAGCCTAAGAAGTTTACACCGACTGGTCAGCCGATAGTAGATGAGACTACACTTGGTAAGATAGATAAGATACCACAAGCAAAACTAATTGCTGATTACTTTCTCTATCAAAAGCGTATTGCTCAAGTTGATTCTTGGATTAAAGCAATGGATGAAGATGGGAGAGTACACGGATTTGTAATCCCTAACGGAACTATCACAGGCAGAATGTCTCATAGAAGTCCTAACATGGCTCAAGTTCCTAACATACACAGTCCTTATGGTGTAGAATGCAGAGCATGTTGGACAGTTAAGGAAGGATATAAATTAGTAGGTATAGATGCAAGTGGACTTGAACTTAGAATGCTTGCACACTATATGCAAAACGAGGAATATATAAATGAAATCATTAACGGAGACATACACACCGCTAATCAGAAAGCTGCAGGACTTGAATCAAGAGATCAGGCGAAGACATTCATCTATGCACTTATATACGGAGCAGGAGATGCAAAACTTGGGAGTGTGGTTGGAGGAAACAGAGAGAGTGGTAAAAGACTTAGAGAACAATTCCTTAATAATAATCCATCATTTAAAACTCTTAGAGAGAAAGTACAAAGAGCTTCAGGGAAGCATTGGTTGAAAGGAATAGACGGACGTAAGCTTTTAATTCGCACACAGCACGCTGCTCTCAACACTTTATTACAAGGTGGTGGTGCAATTGTTATGAAGCGAGGACTAGCTATGTTAGATTCGTTGATCAGTTTAAACACCTTCGATGCTAAGTTTGTAGCTAACATACACGATGAATGGCAGATGGAAGTTAGAGAAGACCTTGCTGAGAATGTAGGGAGAATGGCAGTTGACTGTATCATTAAAGCCGGAGAGTATTATAACCTTCGTTGTCCTATGGATGGCGAATACAAAGTAGGAGATAACTGGAGTGAAACACATTAAAGCTAAAATATGTACTAGGTGTAACGTAGAAAAACCTGCTACAAAAGAATATTTTCCAACGAGAGAGAAAGGAATTTTACGTGCTGACTGCCGAGACTGCTATAATCAATGGCGAAGAGACAGTCCGAAGTACGCAAAGACTCATATGATTAGTGAAATTAAACGCAGAGCATCCGAAAAAAATAGAGAGTTTTCTTTGGATAAAGATGAATTAGAATTTCCTAAAGTCTGTCCTGTATTAAACATAGAATTAAAACACGGAAGGGATGATTGGCAGAACTCTCCTAACATAGACCGAATTGATAACAATAAAGGTTATACTATGGACAATGTTATTGTGGTTTCAGCTTTAGCTAATACAATTAAAACGTCTGCTAACCCAAATCAAATTATAAAAGTTGGTGAGTTTTATAAAAAACTTTATGAAGAAAGAGGTATTAATAATGGCTAATAAAAATTTTAAAGATAGTAGTAGAAAAGGAGACTTAGCTGAGTACTATGCAGTAACTTGGCTATGGGATAATGGTTATGAAGTATTTAAAAACACAGGCTGTACAGGTCTTGTAGATATGATTGCAATGAAAGAAGGTATGACAACTTTTATAGATGTAAAGACTATGACTAAAGATAAAAGTACAAACTATCGTGGTAAATCAGGCAGAACAGATGAACAAAAAAAATTAAATGTACAATTTTTATTATTTCATCCTGAAACTAGAAACTTAAGATGGTCTAAACATAAAACATGAAAAACCTTAATACACTAGTAGAAGACATCTACTCTAAACTATCTGTACTTGGCGAGGGTAAATCTCTTGACCTGTCCGATGAAGTTATAGATAAGTTTGGTGAAGACATGAAAGATGTTATTCGTCATTGGTCTACACCAACTGAAAGATCAACTGGTACGTTACGTATGTCTAACATAGGTAAACCAAATAGACAGTTATGGTATGATATGAAGTACCCTGACGAAAGTAATTCAATATTACCTTCTACGTTTATAAAGTTTCTTTATGGACACATGCTTGAAGAAGTTGTTCTTCTTCTTGTACGACTTGCAGGACACGAGGTTACAGACGAACAGAAG